TGCCGGTGTTGAACCGTTATGACTTGCTCCGGCGAATGTTGGGGTCGATTGATTATCCGATTCGTGACCTTCTCATAATTGATAACGGTGGCAAGTTCGAGGATATGTTTGAGAAGGACGAACTGCCGGTTAAGAATCTGCGGGTGTTAATGATGCCTTCGAATCTGGGTGTGGCGGCCTCGTGGAATCTGGGCATTAAATTATTCCCTCACGATCCGGTGTGGTTCTTTGCCTCGAATGATATGTGGTTTGAGCGGGGCGACCTAGAACGGCTGTCACACGCCGACAGAGGCTCACTGACGCTTTCCCAGCATTACCCCTACTTCCACACCTTCGCATTGGGTGAGGGCGCTGTGGAGGCTGTGGGGCTCTTTGACGAGAGGTTCTACCCCGCCTATTACGAGGACACGGATTATATTCGCCGGATGCAGTTGGCAGACCTGCCAATAAAGGACATGAATGTGGGTGCCGGGCACGACAACTCCTCCACGTTGAACTCAGACGCACGATTCCAACAACGCAACGGCGAAACGTTCCAAAGGAACCAGGCATTGTTTACACGGAAGTCTGCCGGGCAGGACATGGGTTGGTCGTGGGATTTGAAGGCTAGGCGAGCGGGGGAATGGTTGCCGGTAAACTAGAGGCGGAGGCTTCTATATGGCAATTACGAACGGGTACGCAACGCTTTCGGATGTGAAGGCCGCGCTTCGTATCACGGACAACATCGACGACACACTGTTGGAACTGTGTGTTGAGTCTGCGTCTCGTGACATTGACGGCATATGTGACCGCGTGTTCTACCAGACTGCGGATGACACTCGAACATATGTTCCCACTGATTCATTCTTGGTTGAGACTGACGATATTGTTTCGCTGACCTCGTTGAAAACGTCCAGTTCGGGTGAAACATTTGACATCACCTGGGATGCCACGGACTACCAGTTAGAACCGTTGAACCAGCAGGCGGGTGGGATTGAGACACCGCAGTATCGGATTCGCGCTATCGGATCGTATTTGTTTCCCGTGTGGGAGCCGTCGAATGTGAACGCGCAGGAGGCGACAGTGCAAGTGGTCGGAACATTCGGATTTTCTAGCGTCCCCACCGCGGTGAAGCAGGCGACGATTCTGTTGGCTATGCGGCACTATAAGCGTTACGATTCGCCGTTGGGTATTGCCGGATTCTCGGACATTGGAGCGATTCGGATTAGTTCCAGGGACTATGACATTGCCTCGCTGGTTATGCCGTTCAAGAAGGTGCGGATGGCGTGAGCGACATCACTGCCATGTCGCAGGGTATCGCCGATAACCTTGCAAACATTTCCAGCATTCGGACTTATCCGACCATCCCGGATAATCCGACCATGCCCTGTGCAGTCGTCTCACTGTCGTCTATTGAATATGACCAGGCGTTCGTTGGCGGTTTAACGAACTACACGTTCGAGGTGACGGTAATTGTGTCACGGGTGACGGAACGGCGAGCGCAGAAGAGAGTGCACGATTTCGTGCAGACAGGTTCCGGTTCGGTGAAAAATGCTATCGAATCGGATCGCACGCTCGGAGGGTCTGCCTTCGACTGTGTAGTAACCGAAATGAATAACATCGCGTCGGTTAGTATTGGAGATATAGATTATTTGACCGCGGCCTTCGTGGTCGTAGTTCGAGCAAATTAGGAGTTCAAGTTGGCAAAGTTCGTCGCTACTGATGTGACCACGACCATCAACGGTCAGGACTTCAGCGACCACATCGCTGCGGTCACACTCGACATTTCCTCAGATGAGATTGAGACAACCGCTTTCGGTGGAAGTTTCCGCACCCGCATTGGTGGGTTGAAGGACGGTTCAATCACTCTCGACTTCCACCAGGACTTTGGAACCGCTGGTTCTAACGCTGTGGATTCAACCATTTGGAGCAACCTGGGAAGCCTTGCAACTGTTGTTGTGAAGCCGACCTCGGCTTCGGCCAGCAGTTCTAATCCGACGTACACGGGCGTTTTTCTGGTGTCACAAACAACCCCAATCGCGTCCTCAGTCGGAGATTTGGCCACGCAGTCTTTGACCTGGCCGACGGCTGGCACGGCGGGTATCACTCGCGGAACTGCCTAAGTCTGTATAGACTGGGCGCATGAATCCTATTGCGCTGTTAGTCGAGTTCACTGACGGTTCGACTGAAACCATTGAGGCAGTTGCGGCTGACCTGATTGCGTTTGAAATGAAGTTTGACCTGTCGGTTGTGAAACTCGAAAACGATATCCGTTTGACTCACTTGTTTTTCCTGGCATGGCATTCGCTGCATCGTCAGGGTAAGACGAAGGATGAGTTTGAGAAGTGGGCTGAGTCCGTTTCTATCGTTGGTCAGGCTGAAGAAAAAAAATAGTCGGGCTAGGTGCGTCTAGCCTTCATTGGACTATTGCCACGATTGCGGTGGAAACAGGCATTTCGCCTACTGAGTTAATGAATCTGGAACCACGCATGTTGTGGACGATTTACCGGTACATGGTGTCCAAATCTCAGGGGCAGGGTCGCCGATAGAATAGGGGATATGCCTCGCGTCGGTTCTAATGAGATTCTGTCCTTTGACATTCAGGACATGGATGTTGACCGTGCGCTTTACGAGTTGCGTAAGGCGGATAAGGATTTGTATAACCAAATGCGGCGTGAGTTCCGCAGGGAAATTAAACCGATTGCGAAGGAATTGCAGTCGAACATTTACCGTGGTGGTTCGCCGTTGTCTGGCATGTCGCGTTCGGCTCGGATTTCTAAGTCTGCGAAACCGGTGGATCAACGTGGTCCTTTCGTGTGGAAGTTGCCGGGGACAAAGATTGATATTGGTTCGAGGCGTGCGGGTCGCCGAGGCACACGGAATATCGCCCGGATTACGTTCATGGATAAGCGGCCATATTCTGCCTTCAGCGTTCTCGAGACGGCTCGTGAGGGACGCAATTACCGTGGCGCAAACATGATTGTCGGTATCGAATCGAAGGCCCCTGCGAACGGAAAAGGGCGTTGGGTTATTCAACAGTTCTATGACCGCAGGCAGGAGATGGTGAGAATTGCCGGGAAGGTTATTGGGAAATATACGGCGCGGGTGAATCGTCGTCTAGCGAAACGTATCGGGGGCTAACAGATGGCTATCAGACTTCCTATTGTCTCGACCTTTGACAAGAAGGGTTTGGATCGAGCGAAGCGTGCGCTGAAGAACTTTAGTTCGTTCGCAGCGGATGTAGGGAAAATCGCGGCGGGTGCTGTTACTGCTGTTGCGGTGGCGGGTGTGCGTGAGGCTAGCGCGTTCGAGTCGTCGATTGCGAAGATTGAGGGTCTGGTTGGTGTTGGTGGTGAACAGTTAGACAAACTCGCTCAGTCTGCCCGTGAGTTGGGTCCGGAGTTTGGTAAGTCCGCGAACGAGGCCGCGGATGCGTTGTTCTTTATTACGTCTGCTGGTTTGCGTGGCGAGGGTGCTATCAACGTTCTGGAGGCGTCGCTGAAGGGTGCAGCGATTGGGTTAGGTGACACTAAAACGATTGCAGACCTGGCAACATCGGCAGTGAACGCTTACGGTGAATCTAATTTGGATGGTGCTCAGGCTGTTGATGTTCTGACTGAGGCAGTCCGTCTAGGTAAGTTGGAGCCTGCTGAACTGGCTGGTGCGATGGGTCAGGTTCTCCCGCTTGCTTCTAACTTGGGTGTGTCTTTTGATCAGGTGGGTGCCGCGCTCGCTGGTATGTCTAAGACGGGTACGGATGCGTCTACTGCGTCTACTCAGTTGCGTCAGATTTTGGCAACGATTGCCAAACCGACCAATGAGGCTGAAACTGCCCTGGCAGAAATGGGGTTGTCTGCTGAGGGGTTGCGTGAGCAGATCCGTGAAGAGGGTCTCTACGCCACGTTGGAGACGTTGACGGATGCGTTTGACGGGAACATTGAGGCGACCTCGGAAGTGTTCGGTAATATCCGTGCACTGTCTGGTGTGTTGGACCTTATGGGTGCGTCTGCGGAGGACAACCGTGAAGTATTTGCTCAGTTGGCTGACGGTACTGGTGTGTTGGATGAGGCGTTCGGTATTGCATCGGAGACGGCTGAGTTTAAGTTTAATCAGGCAATGGGGACCACGAAGGAAATCCTGCTGGGTATTGGTGAGGATTTGATTGAACGGCTACTTCCTCACCTGGATAGTTTCAAAACATTCATGGACGAAAATGGTCCGTTGATTGAAACCATCTTCGACAACATTTTTCAGGTGGTCGAGAATGTTGCGATTGGAGTTAGCGACTTCATTGATGACCTGGTCGGCGACGAATCCTTCCAGGAGTTTCTAGCGAATCTCCAACAGTGGTTCATTGACACATGGCCACAAGTTGAGGAACTGATTGGTCAGTTGGCTGACCTAGCACTTCAACTGACACCATTGCTGACGGACGCAATTGAAGAGGCGTTGCCGATTTTGCAGGATTTGGTTTCAATCGCAGACGACCTGATGTTCTTTATCAATGAGGGCACTACTGCCCTGGAAAATATGGGTATCGAATTGCCTGAGTGGGCTGGTGCTATTGAGCGTGCAATCAACCCGGTGAAGTCTTTGAAGGATGTGGTTAATGCGCTTGCCGGCGCGTTGAATGCGGCGCGAGAGGCCTATGAAAGTTGGCTTGATGCGGGTGCCCCCTCACTAGACATTGATGAGAACAAGATTAGTGGTACGGGGCGTTTTGGTTTGGGCGGTCAACGTGCGATGGGTGGTCTTGTCACTGGCGGTTCAATGTATGCCGTGGGTGAGCGTGGTCCGGAATTATTTATCCCGAATGAAAACGGAATGATTGTGCCAAACAATCAAATAGGTGCCAC